GCTGCGATTGAGACGCTGGAGGTATTGCGTCCACTGGCGCGGCGTCAGCCAGCAGCTCGATGGGGGGCATTCGGTGATGACCGGCGACCAGGAATATTCGGCGACGTTGCTGGGGGACTCCGAAATATTGAGCATTAAGCACTCGCCAGAATCCCACATACCCGCAGTCCGCAATGGCCCGGATGACTGTCTCAAAGTCGTGGCTATCGTTGATAGCGAGCAGGTTAACGACGTTCTCAAGCACCACCCAGCGAGGTTGAATTTCCTTGAGGATTCGTATGACTTCCCAAAACAATCCGCTGCGCTCGCCGCGTAGTCCTCGGGTGTCTCGATTGCTTTCTCGGGCGCCGGCGATGCTGATGTCCTGGCAGGGAAATCCTGCGGTGAGGACGTCGACTGAGCAGAGGTTGTGGGCGCCGCAGTGGCGCACGTCTTCGAATTGCTGGGCGTGGGGAAATCGATCGGCAAGCACAGCCCGGTTGATGGGGTTGAGTTCGACTTGCCAGGCACTGCGGTATCCCGCGTTTTCGAATCCGACATCAAATCCTCCTATGCCTGCGAACAGGCTGCCAAGGGTGGGTTGGGGCATTCAGGAACTCGTTGTTCTGGATGCTCGCGGCACGCTGGGGGGAGGCTCGGGGCCTTCAGGTGGTTGAGTGTCCGGCAGCGCGGGCACTTGATCTGTAGTTCAGTGAAGCCGCTGGCGGCGGCAAGTTTGCGACAGCAGTGGCCGCAGCGGATGTCCTGCATGCAATCGTCCTTGATGGGTCATGGTTTTTCTCGTTGCAGCTTTTTCCACTCGCGATCCGCCGCACGTTTGGCGGTGCTCTCAGTGGCGTACAGCCAACGTAAGCGTTTTGGCTTGCGCTGGTCTTCAGTCGTTACCGGCTTCTGCGCACCGTTTTTCTGGTCTCGGTAGTACGCGATAACGCCTGTGAATTCGCCTTTGTTCTCCTCGGCCAACCCCTCAATCGTGTCTTCCGGCAACTTGCTCTCAAGCTCAAGGCTGACGTTGTAGCCGCTGTCTGCGCTTAGAGAGTGCTGCACGTTACCGCCGTACCAGATGACTCCGTCGATTTCGGGTTTCACGCCTTCGAGTGTGTAGGTCAGTTCCGGGATCAGATCGGGTCGGCCGATGGCAAGCGTGTAGCTGAGCGTCGCGCTGCCGCGTTGCAGTCGGTTGAATTCGGCGCGGGCGGCGCGTATGGCCGATTGCCGATCGGTGTAGGTGTGGCGCAAGTCCTTAAGGTTTTCGCCGCCACCCGCGATTGCGTGCTGCTTTTCGGCGCTGTTCACGTCGTAGAAATAAGCACGCACTCCGTCGTAACTGTCGCGGTCGGCTTGCAGGTAGCGGTGTTGGTCGCCGTCGGCGCGAGTCAGGGTGATGTGGGGCAGATCGGCACCGCTGGCGGTCTTTCCGCCGCCGGCCGGCAGACACAACAGGCAGCCAGCCTTGACGGTGACGACGGCATCGAATTCGTCGCCGATGCGGCTGATCAGATTGGCGTCGGATTCGTTGGCCTGGTCGAGCTGCAGGATGGGTAAACCGTCAAGAGTGCCGGCAATGGTGGTGGTCAGGCTGTTGCCCATGGCGATGTCTCCGAGCACGTCGCCGAGGGTGGTGTTGCTCCAACAGCGTTCGCGCTTGGTCTTCAGACTCTTACGTAGATCGGCCGAACGAGCGCGAATGGTCAGCACGTCGGGAGCGCCGAAGTGTTCGGTTTCATCGACGGTGTAGGTACCTTTGTCGATCAGGCCGGTGTCGCTCCAGCCCAGCCACACGCGAATTAGCGCGCCGGTGGGAGGGATGGCCAGCAGGCCGTCATGGTCGCTGAGTGTGATGCTGAGCTGATCGGCTTCGATGCCGCGATTGTCGGTCAGGTCCAGGCTCATCAAGCGCGGGCTGATCAGCTGAGCGATGTCGTTGCCGTCCACAGTGATGCGGAAGGCCGGCACTGGATAAGCGACTTCTCGCTGGTAGCGTGAGAGGCCCTTGTCCAGATAACCGGTAACGCGGGAGAGGGCGGCGTCGATCACAACAGTGTCCTCATGATGCTGATGCCCACGCTGGTCCCGGCTCCGATCAGATCGATACAGTCGTCATCGATGCGCTTGAGACTCACCGTGAATTCAATACGCCGGGGTGTGCCGTCACGGAAAAACAGGGTCTTGGTTTCGCTCAGGCTCTCGATGATCCACAAGCCGTAGATCCGGCCGCTACCTTCGACCATCGGCCACGCCTTGCCGGTGTTGGCCATCAGCCGCAGTGCATCGAGGCTGAGCGCGCTGCCGGCCAGTTCCGGCAGAATGACGCCGGGCAGGGTGATCGAGTCGTCACCCCGCCCCAAAAACTGCCGGGCCGGTGCTGCACCGACACGGTTGCTGCTTGTGTGGCGCCATTCGGTCTGGCGTTGCAGGGCCTGATAGGCAGCGGTCGAGAGGCTGAAGACGAACATGCCCAAGGCAAGCATCATGGGCGTTACTCCAGATCGGCCAAACGGCTGCGTTGGCGGGCTTCTTTCTCGTACTGGATGCGGGTCATCTCGGCGCGCACTGCACAACCGATCGCCAACGGATCCATGCCCGGGGCAGTGTGGATGCTGATCTCGTAACTATCGTGGCTGTCGTGGATTGATGGCGATGAAGGTTTAAGCGGAGATCGGTTATCGACGGTCAGCAAGTGGTTTCTCGCGCCCGGCATAAAGCTGATCGCTTTGGTTGTGTCATTGAGCCGCTGAGTCAACCCGCTTAGCACGCCGATCGGTTGACGCTGATGACGCTCCAGTCCTTGAGTGAGACCGGTCATGGTGAAACCGCCCAACTCGGCGAATACGCGAGAAGGGCTGTTGATACCGAGCTTTTCCTTGAACCAGCCAATGGTGGAGTCGCCGATATCCCCCATGACATTTTTCAGCTTGCCGATCCCCGCCTTCAGCCCGTTCACCAGCCCGTCGATGATCATCCCGCCGAACTCGGTAAACCGACCGGGCAGCTCAATGCCGAGGTATCTCATGACTGCCGCGAAGGCCTGATAAAGCAAGCCCACAGGGCTGAAATTGATCAGGGTCTTGAGGATGCCGGTCGTGCCACCTTTGAAACCTGCTTTGATCTCTTTCCAGGCATCGGTGAAGTAGAGCTTCACGGCGTCCCAATTCCGGTAGAGCAAGTAGGCGGCGCCGGCAATGGCGGTGATGGCCAAGCCGATGGGATTCAACATCAGCGCGCGGCCCAAGAGCAGCAGCGCTTTCCCCACGAACGGCAACACCTGGCGACCAAGATTCCATAACAGGCTGATCAGGCTTGGCAGGCGAACCCCCAAGCTCAGGAACATGAGTCGTAACGTCACAAAGGGCAGCATGACACCGGCAACCGTAACCATCAGGCCGCCGAGCACCACCGCTAACCCCGCGATGATTGCTACGGTTTTTACAATGGCGGCCGCCAGTTCTGGATGCTCGGCGGCCCAGCTTTTTACACCGCGAATAACCTCCGTGAAGGATTGAATCAGCGACCGTAAAGGCCCGTCTTGCTGATCCTGCAATTCAATGCTCAGGTCCTGCCAGGCACTGCCTAACGTCGTCAGGTCGCCTTTTAAATTGTTAGCCATGACTTTGGCGGTGCGAGCCGCTTCGCCTTGGCTTTCACGCAAGCTGGCAATCAGTTTTTGCAGTTCACCATTGCCGGCCTGGTCTACCAATTGGGCCATGCCTTTGACGGCTTCTTCACCGGCAATGGCCTTGAACAGGCCACCTTTTTTCGCAGTGCCCAGGTCTTTGGTTTTGTCGTGAATCTCTTTGAGGATGTCCGGCATTTTCCGCAAGTTGCCGTGAGCATCCGCAGTGCGGATCTGCAATTGTGCGAGTGCTTTTTCAGCGGCTTTGGGCGGTGCTGCCAAGCGGTTCATGATCGAACTCAGGGCCGTGCCGCCCATGCTGCCTTGCAAACCAGCATCACCCAATTTGCCCGCCATCGCGGCGGCGGTTTCCAACTCGACGCCGTAGGTCTTGGCCATGGGCGCGGCGTATTTCATGGTTTCGCCGAGCATCTGCAAATTGGTGTTGGAACGGGTAAACGTGCCGACGAGTACGTCGCCCAGTTTGCTCATGTGCTCGGCATCCATGCCGAGTCCGGAGAGAATGTTTGAAGCGATATCGGCGGTCTGGGCCAACTCAGTACCGCCGGCAGAGGCGAGGTCGAGCATGCCGGGCATGGCGGCTTTGATCGCTTTCGGCTGGAAGCCGGCCATGCCCAGAAAACCCTGAGCATCGGCGGCTTGGCCGGCAGTGAATTGTGTGGAGCTGCCCAACCCTCGTGCCTGCTTGCGCAGGTCCAATAGCTCGGGAGCGTTTTGATCGAGGCGGGTGATCGCTTGCACTTTGCTCATGCTGGCGTCGAAGTCGATGCCGGGCATGATCATCTTGGCGCCGGCGTACAGTGCGGCGCCTCCGCTGGCCGCAGCAGTGGCACCTTTTCCAAGCATCGAGCTGGCGACATCCCGATGGTTCTGCAGAGTGGTGCGGGCCGCTGCCAGCCTTCGCTGCTGCGCAGCCAATGCGGCCAAACGTCGGGTTTGCTCTCGGATACTTTGATTCGCCGCATCGGTTTGCTCACGCAAACGGCGTTCATGCTGGCTGAGGCTTTTGGTGCTGATGCCCGCGTCGTGCAGCCGCGTACGAAGACGCTGGAGTTGCTCGCTGTTTTGCTGGTGTTGCTGCTTGAGCTTCTGCGCCTCACGAATGGCGTTGCGCAGGTCTTGCGTCATCGCTTTGGTCGGCGCGCCAGTGGCGGCGATTTGCTGACTGAGATTTCTGACTTTGTCGCGTGCAGACTTCAGCGCCTGCGCAGTGGTTTCGGCGGCTGCACGTTGCGAGCGCCAGGCGCTGACATCCTTCTGCTGTGAATTGAGTTGCTTGAGCTTTTCGCGGGCCTCCTTCAAGGCCCGGGCTGCACCGATGCTGCTGTTGTTGATCGCTCGGAGTGGCCGAGTGGCCTGATCGATGGCACTCAGCAATACGCGCAGTTTCAGATCATTCGCCATCGGCGCCACTCCGCAACCTGGCGCGCTCGCGCCAGTCCATCAGTTCTTGCAGGCCCAGCGAATCCATGTCCGCTGGCGCCCAATGAAAGACCACCGCCAGGTCAGCCATGGCGTCCTCTACACAACGAGGCAGACATCCGTCTT